TATTCTCCTATCCTAGCCTAGAGCAATCGAAAGAGCTAGTGCATTATCTGAAACAACAGATACATCACTAGCAATTCCAGCAACTGTCGTAACGTTTGCTGAAATTCCTGAGACTGTTGAAATATCACTAGCTAATGGGCCTAGTGCATTAACGTTTGAAATGTTTGAACCTACTAAATTTATGTTTGTACTGTTGCCAGCAGCAGCAGTTACATCTGAACTTATGCCAGCAACTGTAGTTACATTTGCCGCTACACCAGCAACTGTTGTAACGTTAGAGCTAATACCAGCAACTGTTGTAACATTAGATGAATTACCAGCTACTGTTGTTACATTAGATGCAATCCCAGCCACTGTTTGAATTGCGTCAGTAGCATCAGTACCGTCCTCGATGTCACCTAACGTAGCAATGTCAGCAGTAACTTGCGCTAGAGTCTGGACATCAGCAATTAGTGGCCCATTTTCCATTGCACCAGTGCTTGCGTTAAAACCAAGGACTCGGCCTTTCCTTGTTGACAAGCTAGGAATAGTTAAGGTTGGTGCATTTTCGCTGTCAGGAACTCGTATGCCCCTCTCAGATCTGTCCTTATTATCGCCAGCAATAGCTGTTATTGTGTCAAGTTGTGTGTTTAAGGCTGCTCTATTGATTGCTTGCCCTGCACTAAAGTCTGTTACTCTTTCAATATCTATTCTTCGAACAATAGTAACTGCATCATTTACTGATAACCCAGTTCCAAAAGTAACAGTGCCTGTTGAGCCATCACCACCAGAAACAGTATAATGTGTAGTAATTGTTTTCTGAACATCATTTACAAACACATCAAGATCTGCATTATCAAAGAACTCAAACGATACAGTAAATGCAGTCTGTCCAGCCGTTGCGGTAAAGTGTAACCTACCAGTATTTGCTGAAGAAGCTATAGACATAATAAATCCTTTTCTTCCTTATTGACTAAAAATTAAAAAAAGTACAACGCACAAATAAACTAGTACAAATTACTGCGCCCACATTCTTGTGATTGCATTCATGTCATCTTTCCAAAACCACATTCGAGCAAATGGTAGGTTACGAGCAAACTTCTTTGCTCCCTCTCCATATTCACCAGCTAAAAATTGAACGGCACCATCAGAAAGATCTAATGTAATAGAGGCACCAGCCCCAGCTATATTAGCTGCTGCATCTAACCCAACTATACCTGTGCTTTCCCTTAACTTCTGAGCTAAGAAACTAGGCTTATGCGGAAACTTAGGTGCAATAATTCCATTTGTAATATTAGGCCCACCAAGAGCAAGCGATGTATGCAACGTCTGATAAAACAAATCACTATACAAAGCAGTAATACCACTAGCATCAAATGCTCGAGCAAACCTATCTTGTGCTGACATTTCATCCCAAGCAAATTCTGCACCAGATATTGAATATCTCATTTGCGTTGATAAATAGCCAAGGCCAAGCATTGTTGTCATGCCTATTGCTCTATTCTTTAATTGACCATGAGCCGCTGCACCAACCATTTTATTTACATTGGCTAATGTGTAACTATAAAACTGAAACGGCAAAGCTAAGAAACCATTTTCTATTCTTGAGTACCCTTTAAAGGTTTTATCCTCTGAGTAACCAAAGCGTTTTGCAATGTGATGCGGAACAAAAACAACACCATCATTTATTATTGGTCTATCTGCTGGCGTTGCAGCAAGAATAGTATTTAGTACGCCTGAGTTTAATGCAGATCTAAATGTATGAACAATCTCTTCTGCATCTACTTCTGAATCTCTCATTCTTTTTTCAACAACAAGATCAATACCAGCTTTACGCTCGTTCTTCATGTAAGCAATTGCTAGATCATCAATCCTTTTTTCATAATTAGGGTGTCTTTCCCCTTCAGCAATCTGCTGTCTAAATTTACTGTGTTGAAGTTCATGCAAAGTAACAAAGCGAAAGTAATCATCAAACTCTTTAAACATAGTAGCGTTTTCTATATTTGTTAAAGAATGATAATATCCTGTTTCTGATATTCTTCCTTCAGCTAATGCTTGTACAAGCTCTTCTTTTCTTTCTTTTTTAGCTACTGAACCTCTTTTTTTAAGACCTTCAAAATATGCTTTCATATTTTTTTTATTTAAATAAATAATATTACCAGTAGGATCATACATAATACTACCCATAACAGTAGTAGTACCTTCTTTACCTCTCCACTTATTAAAAGCATTAATTTCTTTTTGATTAGTAACAATTTTTTTAATATCAAACTCATCTTTAAAACGATTAAAGATTTCTCTTTCACTCATTTCAGATAACTTTTTCTCAGGTAACTTAAATGTTTTTCTTACATCAGCCCTTACTTCTTTAATATCAAGCTTACCCCATTGCTCTGTATTAGCTAAATACAAACCATTGTTTGTTCTTTCCCAATTAGATTTTGCAATTTGTTTTGCTTTCTTTTCATCAATACCATATCGAGCAAGCCATTGTTTATCAAAAGCACTAACTGATTTTGGATTATTGGTAAGCCTTATTGACCTATCTATGATTGTGTGCGCTCGAGCAATACCATCAAGCGTTTTACTTAGCTGTGTTAATGGACCAAGGCCATTCAATGTATAAAAAGCATTTCGTGCTTTATTCCAAAACTCATTAGCATCAACATTATTAGCCATATCATCAACTAATCGAGCAAACGCACTACCTTTTAGAATATCAATAGCTTCACCAGATAGCCTAACTTCTTTAGAACTCATCTTTAATGTTTCTTTATCAAGCAAAGCAGAAACAACTTTAATCATTGTTTGACCGTCATGTTCCATTATAACACGACCAAACTCAGGAACAGCCGCAATCCAACCAGATCCCATATAGTTAGTAGCAGCCGCTTCCTTCATAATGTAAGCGGCCTTTTGATTTATTGCTGAAGGATCTCTAAGAACAGCACCAGCAATACGATCATACATAAGGTTTATATCCCTCATGTGTTTGTTTATTTCTTTTTCAGATAGCCCTTTTTTTATTGCATCTCTTCTGAGATGGAAGTTTAAATCTTCTAGCTCTTGACCATTAAAAGCTTTTTTAAATTCTATTCTTGGAGCAACTCTAGCTGTGTAAGTTTTCATTATAGCAATGGGATCTTGCATAATAAAATCATAAACTAGTTCATTTGGAATATCTAACTTACGATGTCTAAAATGTTTAGATCTGCCATAACCGTAAGCAATACTTGACTCACCAGTTATATCTGGATCGTTAAGAATATTATCAACAGTTTGTTTTGCTCTTTGCCTAATATCATCTGCATCTTCGCCAAAGTATTTTTTTACCCACTGGCCTTTTTCAAAACGCCACACAGTAGGATTGTTTGTATACCATCTTGCAAGAATACTTTCTAACTCATTGCGTCTAGCTTTAACTACAGAAACATCCCAAAACCTAGGAAGAAAAGCATCAGTAAAAGTTTGCTCAGTATCACTAAAATTCTTTAACTCTTGCTCTGCTATCTCTCTTCTATTTTTTAGACGCTCAATATATGTTATTAATTCCTGTCTTAATTTAGGATTATTTGCAGTAAGAGTTATTTCATCTTCAAGCTTGGGAATAGTTCTATTAAAATAGTTTATCGAATCTTGAATTGATTTCTTAGTGCCTATTAAACCAACACTTTTTAATTCACCTTCTGCTTTTTTAAAAAAGTTTTCAATAACACCAATAGCTTGTTTTTCAATATCAGTTAGATCTTCATCTTTAAAAGTTCTTTTTTTATTAATGCCTCTAAGCCAAGAGCCATAACTATCATCTCTTCGAGCAACGGATCTGTAAGCTGTAACAACATCAATATCTAAGAATGAAGTGTCCATTAACTTCATATCTTCTCTAAATAATTTTATTAAATCATCATGCGCTTTTACCCATAAACCATTTCTAGCAGCAGCCCTTTGATGAACAGATAACGGACTAGCAATGCCAAGAGTTGTTGCAATATAATTAAGGCCAGAATCACCGCCTAGTTTAACCATCGCTTCTTTCATAAAACCTGTTGCGGTGTCTGATTGAATAACTCTTTTAAATGGAGTGCTTACAAACTTATAAAAAATACTGTCAGTAAATCTGTTCTTAGCAATAGACCATACTTTTTCTGGTTTATAACCATCGCTTATTAATTCTCTAATAGCAGCTTCTCTTCTATGTGCTGATAATAAATTCTCTACTTCCCTAAAATCAGATTCTTTAGCTGTAGTTTTTTTACCAGCATCCATTTCTAATTCTAGTTTGTTTTTTCTTTCAGTTAGAGTTTCTATTCTTGACTTTAATACTTCTACTTTAAGATCCTCATGTGGTCTTATAGCATTAGAAAGATCCGACAAATCATCAGCACTTACTTCGGAAGCGTGTTCGATCATTCGAACTGATCTAGCAAAGTCTGTTAGATCTTCTTGTGCTTTTCTTAATGCTTTAGCTCTAGCAGTAAGAGGAATAGATATTGCGCCACCAAACGCAGCACCAAACAAAGTAGCCCCTACAATGTTGTAGATACTATCTGCTGCTGTTTGAACAGGATCATTGGGTTGTATAAGTACAGCTTCTACGCCAGCTTGCAGCATACCAACGCCAGCCCCAACTCTTAAAGCACTTCGACCAATACCAATACTAGGACCACCCAAAGGCAAAGCTACTAAATTAAGAGGGTCAAATAAACCAGCACCAAGCAAAGCAGTGAAGGATGAGTCAGCTAGTATCTGCCTTCTTTCTATCGACTCATCAATTCCTCTTTTAAGAAAAGCCATATGTTGAGGGTTTGTTGCATGACGCAAATGCATTGCGTAAAGACCATGATTACCCATATCCTCAAAAGGATTATAACCTTCTTGCCTTTCATTACCAAATTGATTGTGCGCTCTAATTGATTCGATAATAGGGTCATAACTATAACCTAATGAAGCACTTAATGTTTGCCCAAATGTAGGCTTAACAAACTCTCTTCTTGGTGAGAACCCACTAAAGTCAACTGTAAGAGGATTAGTTACCATCTGGAACTTCCAAGAAGTTAATAAATTTTAATGCAGTATCTGCCGCTCTACCTAATTCTTCCATTTCAACAGTTAAAGCAGTAGGATCTTCATTTGTTATATCTTTTATCATATTTGATATTGCATACAATCTATCAGCCATTAATGGTTCACTGCTAAAGTCTCCGTTAGTAAAATAAATTCTATCATCTGGATTGAAGTTTTGAAGTAAATCAGCATTGCTTGTTTCAAGTTTATTAAATGCTTCAACAATATTTTTACCAAGAGTATTAAATACTTCTTTTCTTCGAACAGAACCAGCAGGGTATTGATCTGATATTTCATCAATAACCTCGGCTGTTTGAGCGTCTGTAATAGTTTCAGTAATTATAGAAGCTTGCTGCTTAGATACTAAATCTAAAAATTCTTGCTCTCTTGTTCCAATAGAAATACCAGTTAAAACTTTATTGCCCTCCCCATCATCAACAAGCATTTGATAAGCAAGACCATCTTTATTAACAACGCCATAAACCTGACCTTTAGTTTGTGTATCTTCTCCATAAGGCACTAAATAAAACTCTTCAGTTTCCCAGTTAATTTTATTTGCTACCTTTGATAAACCACCGAACATATCATATTTTGTTTCTTCAGATATACGTTCTCCAAACTTATTATACTCAACAACATTTTTCATAAGTTCGTTTTTAATATAAGTCTTAAATAATTTTTCATTCCCTCTGGTTGTAAGATTAAGAGAATGTAAAGTCTTTTCACTTAATGGTTCTTTAACCATAGAATCTTGCTTTAATCTTGTATCTAAAAAGTTTCGAACAGCAGTCTTAGGTTCAAAAGTAATATTAGCTGGATCAGATTTGCTTTCAGCATAATGAACGCTAATAACTTCAGACGCTCTTAAAAGAAGATCTTGGTTTATACCGATTTCTTTTCCAAAGTTTTCTATAACATAATCATTTACAGTGCGACCGTCTTTCATGTTTAACTGTTTCAAAAGATCTTTTTGAAATTCTGGAACATTTTTGACTGCTCTTATTTGCTTTAATCGTTCTACAAGAGCAGCATCTGTTGCTTTAATACTCATCTGTCCTGATGGCATATTTAAATATGAAGCGTAAAGTTTATCTAAAGTTGCTGCTAATGCAGGATCTAATAGCTTACTTGTGCCAGCATTATCATAAACTTGGTTTTGTGCTATGTTTATTTTATCATTTACTGAACCATATATATTAAGAATTCTGCTCATACTAAAGTCAGGAGTTACAAAACCACCTTCATTAACTAAATTTTCAAAAACAGAAACAAGACCTGTTGGAGCAATACTAGCTTGTCTTAACATAATTAATAATTTTTGTTCTTCTTCACCACCCAAATCAAAATTAGTATTTACTATAAAATCTATTAAATTATCAGCACCCATTTCTTCAGCAATGTCATCAAACTGACTGCTTAATAAATCACGATTGTCTTTTGTGTTAGGCACTGTTTGGCGTAATGCTTGAGAAAAAAACTGTCTATTTTCTATTCTAATTTCTTCTTGAGTTATAGCATCTCCTCTTCTTCCAGAGAGGGACAAACCCTGCACTCTGGTAGCGTTATCACCAAGAAGCGTTCTAGCTTCATCTATAGCTTTTATTTCATCTTCAGTTAATTTATAATCTTTTTTATATTCTTCACTTTCCGCTTTATTCATTACATAATGATCAGTTGAAAGTAATTGCTGACGAGTTTTTATTTTATTAAATATATTAGAAAGTTTGTGTGTTCCATTTCTAAACTCAAAATTTTCCTGAAGGGATGCTCTTTGCTCATCACCTAATTTCATTGATTTAAGTTGATTTTTAAAATTAGAAATCTGATCAGCATTTGCAAAATTTAATTTCTTAAGATCCTGACTTAGTTGAATTGTATTTTGTAATTTTTCTTTTTTCTCAAAGAAAACTGTATCATCTTTAATAGCGTTAATATCAGCATTAAGAGTATCTAAAAGTTTAAAATTAGGAAATTCCTTATGTAGTTCTAAAAAGTTTCTTGCTGATTTTGCTAAAGCTGGATTTTTATCATACAATACCTCATATGGTGTAGCATCACCTGTTGTGCTATCTATTCTTTGATCTTTTAAAAACATTGCTACTAAGGAAAGATCTTCACGATTGTCTGAGTCTCTTGAAACTATAATCCCACTTAACGCCTGACCAAAAGCATTTACTTCATTATTTATTTTAGTCATTTCTAATTTATGTAACTCAATATCCATTGTTCTGGTAAGCTCAGAATCAGATATATTTTTTTGAGTTTTAAAATCTTCTATAAGTTTAGCTATCATAGCAGCCTGATCTGAATTAGATCCTTGAGCAGCCTCCGTAGCTTGTTGATTTAATTCTGCTACATTTAGATTTTGTTTTATTTTTTTTATTTTAGAAAGTTCATATTCAAATGCTTTACTTGTTTCTGATGCCTTTAATAATGGTAATGCAAATTCTTTTATTGAATCAAATAAATCAGAATCTTTATAAGCTTCATTAAGCAGTGGCCTTATATCATCATACACACCATCAGTTAAATTTTGAGGATTGCCACTTGATATTGCTATTGCTAATGTCTGAATTCCATTCATTGTAAGACTTCGTTTCCTAAGAAACGCTGTCATTTCTCCCCTTGCTTCAGCTTTACGTATATTCCTATCTGTATTTGCAACCTCACCACTTAATATATACCCAGCTTCTAAAGCATCATCATTTGTTTTTTTGATTCCTTTTATAGTTGCTTCAGCTTTTTCAACATCACCAATAGATAAATAACTTTCTATAGCATCTAAAGCCTCTATATTCTGCCTAGCATTATGAAGCCGCATATCCTGATCGTGCCTAGTATTAGCTTGCTTAACTAATGAGTCATAAACATTAGATGTAAGTTCTTCTCCACGTTGGCGAATAAACCTTTTAAAAACCGAGCTTCCCTCAACATCTATCATTGCTTTAGTATGATGAGTTAAAGCTTCTTTAAATCCTTCTGGGTTTTTTCTAAATGTATTTGAAAACTCTCTAGCTTTATCAGCAAGTTCTATTTCTATTTCAGTTTGAAATCTATTTAATAAAGCTTTTTCTCTAGCCTGTCTTGCAATTCTTCCCATAAATCTAGGGGGTTCATAAACTTCAGGTCGACCATCTGCACCAAGAGTTGTTATTTGTTCTGGTGAATATTGCTCAACAGATTCAATACCTCTCTTTTCTGCATTTTCAGCAGCACGTTCAAAAAACTTTGCAGATAAAGCATTAGCCCCTTCTGCAATAGCTTCATTCGTTATAGTTCCAGCCCTTGATGATCGAGCAACACCAACAGGGCCAACTTTAAATTGTCTTGTTTCTCTAATAACTTTAACCATTGCTTACCTACATAGTCTTTTGGAAATCCATTAAGCCACCCATAAGTGTGGTAAAAGCTTGTATGTTTGCTGCTTTTTCTTTTGCTCTACCCTCGACTCTTAATGTTGTAGCTTGCTGTTGTAGTTTAGCTTGTTCGAACATACCCATAAGATCTGACCTTGATGTATCTTCTAACGCTATATTTCTTTGTCTAGTTAGAAACGCTCGAACAGAAGAGTCATCCCTACCCTTAAAAGCTGCTATGTTTGCTGAAAGATTATTGCGATACAATTCTAATCTATCATTGTGTCTCTGCAATGCAGAAACCTTACTGCGTTTCTTTTCAGTTTCAGTATTAAAGGCATCTAACTCAGCACCTTGTCTTGCAGCTTTACCAGCACTTCTCATTGCGCCAGCTTGAACAAGTTTACTTGTCATCATTAATGCCATAGTAAGTGGGTCCATTAAATAATTACCTCCGTAATAAATCCATTAACTTGCATAGATAGTGGATTGTCTTGTTCTATTGTTACTTTAGGATCTCTATCGTATCCAATCAACCTAACTTCTTTCTTACCAGTAAATGATGTTTCAATATTTATAGGCTTAGTATTTACCTTTATAGATCTAGTATCCTTCATATCTACAACAACATTTGTAATTCCTCGAAGAGATCCTGTTAATGGACCAGCAGCCCCAGATGCATCTATAGGATTTGATATAATCTTTGAAGTAAACTTCTTGCCAACATATGCGTGTGTATATCCAGCAGTAGAAAAAGCTGCTAGACTAACAGCACCAGAACCTACAGTAAATTCCCCAAGGTAATCCTTTTGACTTCCACTCGTTGCTACAACATCAACAGTTGTGCCATTTGCGTATGCAGAACTAACAGTAACAGAATTAGTAGATATTGCTCCATACACATAAGAATCTAAACCAATATCAGTCTTAAACTCAGACAATCTTAATTTATTATTTGCATCATAAATATTTACAAACAATCTATCATCTATAGAAACCACAGAATCAAATCGTCCATTAGTTGTAAACTCAGTCCAAGATGCTCTTTTCTCTGCTCGATTAGATGTAAAGACTGCTGCATCGCCATCATCCATAGTAATCATAACATAAGAGTCTGCTTGCTCAAAACCACTATGAACAACAGCCATATACTTAGGGGTATTAATTAAATGAGAAGCAATAGTTGATATTGCAGTAGAAGCGTAAGCATCTTCATTATCAGTAAATAGATATTCTCTAATTATTCTACCACTAGCTTGTGTAAAAACAGTTGCTCCATCTATTAACTGAGGCGTTGCAAATGAACAGCCATATGGAGTTTGCTCACGGATCTGAGCATTTGTTGGTGTAATGGCTTGGTTAAGATAGGTGGGAACATAAAGCTCACCAGTACCAGCAAACACTTGAAGGTCACGACTAGAAATCAAATGACGTATTTCATGCACATCGCCAGTTGCCGCTGTTAATGCAATGGCCTCATTGTCCTGTGCAGTCCCAACATCATGATTAAAATACTCGCCAATCTTACTCATATAAATAGAATCTGGCTCTGCAATAGTACCAGCAAATACTAATCTATTCTCATGGAAAGCTACGGCTGCTGGATAACCTCGTTTAGCAGACCAAGACTGTTCTGAGAAATCTGTTGTAGGAGCGTGAGTATCAATAAGTGGATTGCCTCCACCATCTTCAGAAGATGTAGCAGCAGCCCCAGCAGTAATAGTATAAGTATTATCGTCAACAATAGATGCAACAGCCCTAGTTCCATTTATATTTGTTGCAGCTATTCCAGCAACAGCATCTACTGCTGAGAAAACAAGAGAATCACCAACAGCATAACCATGATTAATTTGCGTAACTTCTACAGATGTACTTCCATTTCTAGCTCTTAATGGATTAGTAACATTAAGGCGTAATTGTAATTTATCTAATATTGTTCCAGTCGCTTGTGTTGTAGATTGGACACTTGTTATTTGTATTTCATTTTCTTCGTATCTAAGTATTACACCAATATGCAATGAGCTAGGATAGTTACCACCGCTTTGGCTTCCTGTTGTATCAAAGTAAGCAGAGCTTGTTGTTAAGGTTGTGCTTCCTGTTGTAGCCGCAGGATTTAAGGTAACGCCTACTCCTTGGAATATAGAATAAGGTTGATATGTTTTCTTACTATCTGATCTGTCATCAAATGTATAAGTGCTTATTGAAAATGAAGTAAGGCCTGTTCTTGTTAATATTCTTGGAGCAAATAATGGGTGACATATAAACATTACATCACCCATTTGTGCAGCAGTATATTCTTTTAAATAATCTTTATCGAATGGTAAGGCTGCGCTACTAGCATCAGCAGTTAGTGTAGCGACTAAACTTACAGTATCAGCATCTACAACTCTAAAGCATCTTACTTTAGCGTGTTCAACAGAAATAATATATTGCTCATTATTATCAAAAACAAAAGGAAACAAATGCGATTGATCTGGATTACTAGCATCATAAGTTATTGAGTAATCATATATATGCTTCAAGCCCTGACGTTTTCTAGCACTGCCTTCAGCAGTTATAATCATGTTCTCTACTTTTTGTGCTGAGCTTGTGTAGATACCAGTATCAGTTCGCATTACTAATGAGTCGCTGACCTCACCAAACTGAAAGCTATTTTGCGGAACTCGAATCTTTTGCACTAGCTAAGCCTTTCAGAGATAAACCTTTTTGTATTAAGCTTCTTAGTTGTTTGAGCTTGAGAGTCTAACCTTCGAGCTTTTATTAATTGGACATTTGCTTGCTGATCCATAGCAGCAGACAAAGAAGCATCCCTTGCTAGTGAGACTGCAAATACAGAAGCAACTGAAAACTGAACGCCAAGCGTAAAATACGGTGCCCAAGTAGATTCACTTGCTCGATAAATATAATCTGCAATTACTTCATCAGTAGCGTTTGCATTATTATAAACTTTATTTTCATAGATGTTATATTCAATTGGAAGATCTTGAACGGTCAAAGCATTAACCATTAATGAATCGGCTGGTAACTGATAGGTAGCATCCCATCTTCCTATTGGGGCATCTGCTAATCTATTTAATTGAAATTGTTTGGTGGCAAAACGCCAACGACTGCTTGTTAAAGCAGCCCTAACAATATCTTCATATACTGCATCAGCTATATCAGACTCTGTAGTTCCGTCTGTAAATGATTGGATAGGATCTCCACCAATCAGCATTGATGCTCGAGAGCAAATTTTTATTGCTGTGTTTGCAAAATCAGGCATAGAAAGTTGGGGGCCGAAGCCCCCATCCCTTAGTCGCTATCGGTTTCTGCTACTGCCGTACCGTCAGATACGTCAACAACAGTACCAGTGTTAGACAAAACTGTTACAAAACTTGTTGTTGGTGCGTTAGTGTCATGCACTACAATCAAGTCACGAACAGCAAGCATATTAGCTGAATCGTTAAAGTAACCAGCAGTATTTACTGTAGCAATTGCATCAGTAGTTGTGTATCTCCACATACTACCATTTGAATCACCACCAATACGAGTTAGTCCACTTGCACTATAAGCCATTTTCTAACCCTCCTAGTTATTGTCTAATAGTTCATAGATACCGTTGTCATCAATAACAACAGCGCCCATGGACATCATAGATGTTGCAAGGTGAGATACTTTCTCAGCAACGTAGTTGACTTCAGTTTGAACATCAGAGTTGATACCCAAGCCAACAGCAGTTGTGTGATAGCACATACTCTTACCAGCAGCGACAGCAGACGTTGAAAAGATCTTAAAGCCTAAGAACTCTTTCATTGTCATACCACCAGCAAAAGGTAAGTTTTGATCACCAACGAAGTCAGATGATGCAAACTCTGTAATTAAGAACAAGTCAGCAAAACCTTTTGGATGCATAGCGATATAACGCTGTCCATCTTCAGGAAGATTAGCTGTTCCAAATGTTTCAAATACAGATAGTAGATCTGCTTTTTCAACAGCAGAACTTGTATCATGGATTTGAGTTGAGTTAGCACCAGCATCCATAGCTGTAATTAGTAAGCTATCAGTCTTACGACCTAGAGCAGCAGCAGCAGATTGGGCTACAGCTTGACGCTCGTTGATGTTGATTTTGAGTTCATCTAACTTATCGATGTACTCAGCAGCGTAGAAGTCAGCCATAGTTGCTTCTACATTGGTATGTGCAAGTTCCATAGGAGTTACATTACCATTACGAGATTTAGTAGTTGCTTCCGCAGTACCAATCTTTTGAAATCTAACAGTTGATCCAGTTACATTAGCAGTCCGCACTGTGTTCCGTAGCTTAGAACCCATACGCTGATATGCCATGTGAACTTCTGTTTCGAACTGTTTGATAAAGTCTGTGTCTATTGTATTAGCCATTTATTAGTTCCTTATTGAAGTTACGGTTACTAACAGGTGTCCGCTTTATCACATCAACAAGGGTATCCTATCGGGCCTCTTAGTGTATTACGGGCTGCAATGTGCCATCATAAACATCTTTTTCATTTGGATTGCAACGCACAAATTCAACATATTCGATTTCATTGTTAGATGTTATGCCAACAGCTTCGAAGCCTAACCATGATGCCCAATCTAAAATAAACTCATATTCTTTAAGTATTGTCATAGATAAACCGCTATGAAACTGGTCAAAGTAATTAACAAACATTATAGATCCTCTAGCCATAGCAATAAAATTTTCTTTAATTTTATCAGAAAACATTGCAAACATTTGAGGACATTCCTGATCTTCAGCAAACCAAAGACCCCCAATCATTATAAAACTATCATTATTTTTTCTGCATAAATAACACTCAGAGCTTTTATGCATATCAATAAGAGCTTTTCGAATATCGGTATAACCCAATAAAACAAGCTCTTTAACATTCTCTTTAGTAAGGTTTAGTATAACTTCATCAATATGATTTAAGGTAAAAGGGGTAAGGTAATACTCACCCCTTTGCAGAACCTTAGCTTCTGTAGATCCTTTTGAATCCTTCAGCAACTTGCTTGTGTATGTTTGGGTCACGATCTTTCCAATACTTAGGATCATCCATCATCTTTCTAAGATCAGCTTCATTAAGTTCAGATGCTGATGCTGTATCGCCAGCAAACGATCCATCCTTCATACTTGTCATTATAGTCTCAAGAGCAATAATGCCCTCATGACTTTCACACATTTTTTCTATAGCTGGCAATGCTGACTCAGGAAAAAACTTATTAGCCCACAATGATGCCGCATCTATTCTAGCATCAGCATTATCGCCAAGCTTAGAGACTTCCTCTTCATAGCTAGGCTGAGAACCAAGAACAGACTCAGAGTATATCTTAATGCCCTCTTCGAACTCTTCTTGAGAAAATCCATTGTTAAATGAATGCTCTGACCACCATTTAAGAAGATCGTTATCAACAGCTTCTTCCTGATTAATAATATCTGGAAGCTGATAATCACCAGAAGTCTCTGGCCTATCAGCAAAAGCTTCTGCTTGTATTTCTTCTATAAGTTGATTTTTAAGATCTTCATCTTTAGCTCCTAGCTTAGACTCTAGCTCTTTATAAGCTTTAGCTAAATCCTCACCAGTTTTATATTTTTCTGGCAACCACTCAGGTTTCTCGGATGTCTGTTCTACTTTCTCAACATCTTCTTGGGTTACAAAATCACGGCCATCTTCTGCCGCTGCTTCTACTGCTGCATCTTCTTCACTCATTGTTTACTCCTATTTGCGTGTGCAATACGTTGCTCAATTAAACCTACAAGGTATCTCTGCCCCTCGATGTGTCGAAGCTCTTCTGTAGAAACATTAGGCCCATTAACCATTTCAATAGTAATAGATCTAAAATACTTCAGAACTTCCTGACCTGTTGGGGTAGAAAATATCTGGGCAATATTTTTGCTAATCTCAACATCACGTTCAGATTTGCGATGGATACCATCAATCCCAATATTAACCTTGTTGCTCAACTGGCATCATTCCCTGCTGCATTGCCTGTTGTTGCGCTAATTGCTGCGCGGCTTCCGCAATCTGTTTACGCTGTTCTTCATCTCGAATCAAGCTTTCTGGAACACCAAACTTCTTAGCTAGGTAAATAGCGGTCTGCTCTCCATCAATTAAAAGCTGTAACATCTCTGGGCCAAAGCCATTACCAATCATTTCGAGAAAGCGTGATACTACAGAAATATCCTGATTAGATTGTGCTTGAGCAAGTGGAGAGACAGACCTAACTTTAATTTCTCTACCATTAACTGTTGGGATTTCAATGCGGCCTTGTTTCTTTAGAATATAAACCACACGCTGAAGAAGCGGTTGAACAAGCTCAGCTTGCAATCTGCCAAATGATGCGCCCATTCTTCTTGATAAATCAGCCATACGTTCAGCTATTTCTGTAGCTGTAGCTGGGGTTTTATCAGGATTTCCTAGCATATCATTATACAAAGCCTTCTTAATATTTAATCTAAGATCACCTAAAACAAGTTGAGCAACATCGAAACGACCAGC